TCAGAATTGTTTTTACCTTTGCACTCGCTTTTCAGAAGTAAAGTATTCGGGGTGTAGCGCAGTCCGGTTAGCGCACCTGCTTTGGGAGCAGGGGGTCGTGGGTTCGAATCCCGCTACCCCGACTTTAACAAATAAGTTGTTGATTTTCAACAACTTATTTTTGTATATGGAAGCGTCCAACAAGAATAACTGTCTATTTAACTGTCTATTGAGTTAGTAAATCATCACCCTTAATTCAAAAAACAGCAAAAAATGGCAAGAAAGAAATCAGTATTTATCCTGCCCAAGCTAAAGGATTGCGGCGGAGATCTAACAAAAAAATGGTATGTGGAATATTCTTTGAGGGATCCACAAACCGGGGAGATGAAGCGGTTCCGGCATTATGAGGGCTTTGCGGAACTGGCAACGGAAAGTGCCAGGCGTGCCCATGCCGAGAAAGTGATTTCTACAATCAAAAACAAACTCAACAGTGGAGAAGATCCGTTCGCTGAAAACCATGTTACCTATCAAGACGAGCTTATGTATCAGGCCATGGTCAACAGATGGGGCAATGACAGCAGGGGTGCCGTCAGCATCAGAGTGCACATTTCAGAATTTCTCCAACTGAAAAAAGCCGAACTTGCGCATTCCTCCTATCAGACTTACTGTTCCAAACTGAGGATCTTCTGCGAATGGGTGGAAGCGGGGTGCTTGGCAAACAAGAACGTGCGTGTAATATCAGAAGAACATATACACAAGTTTTTTTATCACATAGTCGAAACTGGACATGTCAGTCGCAGGACAGTATTGAAATACAAGCAGTTATTGCATACTTTTTTCGATTACTTACTACACAAAAAGCTTGTTGTAGCCAATCCGGTCACCAATATACCTAATCTTGGTGAGAAAAGAGACGAAGCGGCAAGCCCAATTCCAGACAAGATCCGAAATATATTGATTGGCTATATGAGAGAGCACGACCCGCAACTCCTGCTATTATGTCAGCTTGAATACTATTGTGCAATCCGTCCGAAAGAATGCTTGTATCTGAAGATACGTGACATCAATCTGGAAACAGCATCCATTACCATCCGTCAGGATATCAGTAAGAACGGGCTGACAGAAACAGTCAACATGCCAAGGCAGCTTTATGAAACTCTTGATGACCTGCTGAAGATAGGCAACTATCCGGAAGACTGGTATCTTTTCTCTCGAGACGGCCAGCCAGGAAAACACAGACTTGGAAAAAATACCTTCAGATATAGATTTGACAGAATCAGGGATAAACTGGGATTAAGCAAAAGATACAAGCTTTACAGCTTCAAACATACCGGTGGAGTAAAACTGGTCAATGCAGGAGTTAATACATGGGAAATCCAAAAGCACTTCAGGCATAAATCAATTACTACTACAGAGAGATACTTGCAAAAAAGATTCGGGGTAAAAAGCTCCCTGATACAAGAGGATTTTCCCGATATATAGATAATAAATAATGTAGGAGGCTAATATTGGTCTCCTACGCTCCTACAGTCCTACATATTATCTTCCATATGCTCCTTCAACCTATATAACCGGTCAATAGCCGGGTTATAGAATGCATCCGGATAATGCTGCTTAATATCGCAGATATTCGCATTAACATACAGAGAGGTGTCAAAGATATGTTTTGCCTCACTTAATATCACTTCTTTGGGCAATTGTGCTGTTTGTGCCCATTCGATTATTGCCTTAACAGATTCCTCGTCATAGGAATATTTACTTTCTTCTGCCATAGCTACTTTATCTAATCATTTATAATTGAAAATACGCGTCGTTCGCCATATCAACGGCATCCTCTAAACTGCCGCCACTTTCTTCCACAAATGCGACTATCGCATTTATGAATTCATCAAAGGAGGCAACATCCTCACCCAAAGTCCGGGCATTGTATTCCTCCTCTGTAAAACCTATATTCTCTATCAATTCCGTTTTCATTGAAACAAGCAGATACCATTCCTTTTATAAATATGAAAAGCCCCGACGGAAGCCGGGGCCACTTATCAAAAAATGATAAGTAAAACTACTACAGCAACAAAGGTATAGTTTTCCTACCACATAAACAAATTATAGCTCACTCCACCACCGACATAAAAACCACCCGGATAGCCATATCCTACCTGCAACCCTAATCCCCAACGCTTCTTCTTCGACTTGATGGGAACCGGATGATAGACGTCATTCGTCACTGTCTGATAAACCGTCTTCGGATACACCACCATACTATCCAGCCGAGGGTCTACATATCCACTTACCACAGCACGATACGAACTGTCTCTATATACTACTTGCTTACGATGAAGCAAGGTATCACCTATCCGTGTCGTATCATCCGGCACGAAACGCCAGAACACAGCCATCGGCGCAGAGATAAGCATCGTATCTACCCTGACAACCGTCTTAATCTTCGTCTTTACACGAACTTCTGCCGGAGGCTCATGCAAACGAAACCAAGCCGCCACACAAGCAATTGCCAGCAGTACAATCAATATCCACGGTAACTTTTTCATTCCTCGAACCTTAAATCGTTTATACGGTTCATCCAGCCTCTCTTAAATTTATTGTTCGCCGGACGAGAACGGCATATATCCTCGATGAAGTCAAACCGTGCAATCTTGATCATGTCGAACAACTCACGCGGGTTCCTGGCATTCACCGCAGCAAGTGTCTTAGGTCCTACAATGCCATCCACAGTAACACCAAGCAAACGTTGAGGAATCTTGATGCCATGTGCACCCGATGCCCACACCCAATCGACAAGGATATTCGCCACAGACTGGCTCGTTATCAAATCGGCCTTCCATCTGTCCCAATAATGCGGCTTGAGCACCAGGTTAACGACATCCTCACGGGTAAGCAGATGCAGGTCATCCACGTCTATATCACCGTCACCGTCCTTGTCATAGCCGCATGACTTCCACGTACCGATAGTCACACCCATATTCGTAGCACCTCCAAGGTCTGCCGGGTCATTCACGAAACCGCCTTCCCATTTTAGGATAAACGGTGCAAGTTGATTCACATTCGCCATTTCAATTTTCCTCCTTATTCAATTAATACCCATTTTGCGGTTCTCTATCACCGCACTTCTTCCTCTCACACCGTTTCAGTGCCAGTTCCAGTTTCAAGTCAGAATTAGCCTCCTTCAGTGTAAACAGCTCATCCTGTGCCTTACGGAGCCGGTCAGTCTGCTCCACAAACCGCTGTTCCTTCTCCGAAAGCTGCTTCTGCAGGAACTCGTTGTACTCCCGTAATGCCTTGAACTCCTCGACATCCGCATGTGCGTCCTCAATACGCGCATTGGTTTTGCGCGACATCCACCACTTAATAAGCTGCTTGATGCCCTCGATGCCACCGAGTGCGGTCACCAGCATAACCCAATCATTCATACCCATTTTATTACTTTATTTATAACCATCAAATTGTCAGACAACCACAAAAGTAAGTAAGCCTATGTCAAACATGCTGCCAATTCGGGATTTTCCACTGACACAGAATGTCAATGCAAAGATAGATATGGATGTAGCCTTCAAAAAGGACATTATTTTTTTGACATTCTCCGCAAATGGTCATCCAATGTTTTAGGATTGCATTTAAGCTTACGACAGATAGCAGCCTTCGAATAACCATATTCGAGCATGGTTCTAATGAGAGGTTCCTTTCCTGTAAGCTTGTAATGCGAATTCTTTCCACCCTTATGCCGCCCTAATTTCTGTCCTTCGGCAACACGCCTGGCAAGGCCTTCTTTGGTCCGTTGCGAAATCAAATCACGCTCAATCTGAGCTGACAGACCAAAAGCGAAGGCAAGTATCTGAGACTGTATATTGTTACCCAACTCATACTTCTCCTTTACAGTCAGAACAGTGATTTTTTTTTGCATGAGAGTGTTTAGAATGCTCATCACTTCCATCAGACGACGCCCAAGACGACTAATTTCAGAGCAAATAAGGGTATCACCCTTTTTAAGTTTTTTCAGCAAAGCGCCAAGCTTCCGTTCTTTTGCAGACTTGGTACCGGATATGGTTTCCGACACCCATCTGTCTATTTGCAGTTCTCTTACCTTACAAAACTTCTCTATCTCGAATTTCTGATTCTCAACCGTTTGCTTATCTGTCGAAACACGAATGTATGCGTAAATCATTTTTGTGGTGAAGATAACTTTAATCATTAGCCTTACCAAAACAGAATTCAATCGCCC